CGTGCAGCGTCCCAGAAAACCCAGCGATAGTTTGGACAACACCAAGCCCATCCGCGGCAAGGTCCAGCCCGAGCCCGAGCGTCTCTGTTACGCGCAGGTCGAGGTTGTACCTTGCCGAAACTGACGCCGCCATGCCTGTGTCTCCTGGTTGGTCCTGTGCCGGGGCCTATGTCGCCGCCGTGGGCGTTACGATTGCGGACAGCTTGAACTTTATCGAGTACACCACAGGCGACTCGTTGAAATTCACGCTGGATTCGGTGCAGAACCCTGTGCCCACCCACGTTGCCGCAGCAGCACCGCCGGCCTTTAGTGGCCACGTCAGCGTGATCGTCTCCATGACGTAGGTGCCTCCAATAGGCGGCCTGTGCGCGGCGTCCTGGCTTGTGTTCGCATGGCAGTTAAGCGTGATCGTCCCTGGATCAACCAGGTCGCTTGGCAGAAATGTCATGTTTCCCCATGTGCCTGCGGCCGTTGCCGCCAGGCCCAGGTGAGACGTGTCGTGCGCTGCACGGCTGATACCATCCACATCAACCGATAGCAATGTCGCGGTGAAGCCCGTCGTGGCAAACACGACCGTTATCCCGTGTCCGCTATCCTGTGCGAGTCCTGAGTTAGCCATTTTGGCCTCCTAGCCCGTGAACCGCGCCGGTTCCTCGTTCTGGAGGAACAAGCGCAGATCGAGTGCTGTGTGATAAATTGGGTCTTGCGACCCGTCTTGACGATCCTCTGTCATGGACACGTTGCCAACGATCTCGATACGCGAAACGTCAGGGGGAATGCTCTGGTCAGAATGTCCCAGCGCACCGCGAAAACCATTGACCGCCCGCCTTACTGCATCGCGCAATTGCGCACGAGATGGCGAACTGGCCGCAAATATATCGACCTGCAACGTGGGCTCCGTGTAGCCGCATGAACCGTCAATATGAATTGGCATCTCGCCGCTTATGTCATGGACGCAGATGTACGGCAGTGCCGTGCCGTCCGGGGCCAGATCGGCGTAAACGCGGATATCCTCTGCCGAGCTTGTCGTGGCAACAGTGGTGACCAACGGACGGATAAGCGGATGGTATGCCAGGTGATTAACGAGGCCACCCTGAGCGTCCGCATAGGCTGCCATGGGCTAGTCTCCTGGAGCCTCACCAGATGCGGGCGTAGATCCCCCGGTGAGACTCTCAGTTGTCCCCTGAAATGTGCCCTTTACTACAAACGCCCGCTGGAGTTCATTGAAGATTTCATTTGTAATTCGTTGAGTTTCGGAATCAACGCGCGCATCAAACGCTGGGCGTACGAATGGGTGTGGGGGGACCCGCTTGCCACCGGGCGTCGCATGCCCGTATTCCACGGCTGCCGGGTAGTAGTATGGGTCTGTTGCTGAAATCCCAAGGTCGGCACGTGAACCAGTTCTGATTAATACACCAACGCGACCACGACGCGCCCTAAGGGGGGCCATATTGATGCCCTCAACCAATCGCCCCGTATCTATTGTTGCGCGCGAAATAACGGCATCGGCAATCCGCTTCCCGGAAGCATTTAGCGCGCGGCGGAATACGCCGTTTGCTGTACGAGTTCCAAGTTCTGTCAGTTTGCGTTGCAGATCGTCGATTCCTAGCACATCCATGCTTACCTTCATCAGGATGCCACCGCCACCGGCGTCGTCACGTCCTCGTAGCACAGGATTTCCATGGACCTATGGCGTTCCTCGATGTCCTTGACCTCGACGATGCCGAGCGCCCTGGTATCGCTCAGGCGCAGGCGGTGATTCGCGGGTGTGAGCCCCGCGTAGTAACGGATGACGACGCGGTGGGTGAGGCGGGCGTCGACCTGCTTGGCGATAAGCCCCTCGCGGCCGGCGAGTGGCTCCACGCTGGCCCATACCGTTGCCGCGGTGGCCCATGTCCGCGTGCGGGCCCGGTGCGCGTCGATTGACACCTTGGCCTCCTGGATCTCCACGCGGTGGCGCAGTTCACCGGCACGAAGCCCCCTCATACCGTCACCCCGCCGAATACGCTCACGCGGTCAGGCCACAGCAACCTGTCAATGGCCATCGGTAGGACGGATGAAATCGTCCCGGTGATTACCGGCTCGCGGTTCTCGTACCAGTTTGCTGCAAGCAGCATGATCGCCGCCCGGAACATGTCCGGGACAGATGCCGTTGTCGTACCATAACCAGCCACAAAACGCACCGTGATAGCGTTCGGCTGATCCCTGACACTCGGCCAGGCCTCACCGTAGGCCGGGTAGATGCGCCCCGGCTCGCTCTTTGTGTCTGCCGTGTACTCGCTCGACGCCAACGTCTGACTGGTGCCGTCCGTGTCCACGTATGTGATGCTCGTTACCGACACCAACGGCGCGCGCGGGACATATATGATTCCGTTGCAGGGAAAGTTGTCCAGAGTAAGGTCAAGCGTCTGATTGATGTACGCACGACCCTGGAACAGCTCGCAACTACGCCGTGCCGCCTTGATGTAGATCGCAAGAATTGCGTCGTCATCATCGGTTGTGACGCGAGAGTGCAGTTTTTGCTCTGCGAGCGAGATCGGCTCCTGAGTTGGTTCCGTGAAAATAGTTACCGCCATGCCCAGCCTCCGGTCTGTTTGGGGGCGATGACTTTTCTATGCTTCACCGCCCCCATTCAGTTGTTACAGCCGGAACTCTTCCTTATCGACCTCGGCCCAGACCAAAGTCATGAAGCCGGTGCCGCTGGTCCCGTTAAACACGTAGGCGTTGATGGACCCGCCGTCCTCAATCATGGGAATGAAGCTCGCATTCTGCGCACTCCACTGGTAGGTGAGCTTGCCACCAACCGCGGCATCAAGGTCAGCCTGGTCGCCCTCGTTCATCAGCCAGATCGCGCCCGTGGTCGGATCGCCACCGTTGGCCGTGAGGGTGTGCCCAGCGGTGCAGGCGGGGATCCGGAGCATTTCGCAGGAAGAGTGGGAATTTGCGAAGCAGAGCGGGCAGCTAGATAAAATACACTGGGCGGGTAAGATTGACGTAAAAAATGTTATCCATCAATTGAAGCCGAATGTTTATATCACGCTAGATGTGGATGTGTTTGATCCTTCGGTTATCCCTGCCACGGGGACGCCGGAGCCAGGTGGTTTGTTGTGGCGCGAAGTGCTGGCGATTCTAAAGGCCGTTTGTTCCGCCAAAAAGGTGGTTGGTTTCGACGTAGTCGAACTCTCTCCCCGCAAAGGTGATATTGCTTCTGATTTTACGGTGGCTAGGTTGGTTTATAAGATGATGGCCTACGCTTAATTTTTCTTCTTAAAATGCTTTACCTCCCTTGATAGACGCAAGTTCTGTGCCACTTGTAACGATATATATTATGTACAG